CCTGTATACCTTTTCTTGAAAATAGGGCCTTACAGTTTTCAACCCGGCCCATTCCTGGGACAAAAAAGATGGGTGGGGGGAAATACAAGCGGAAGGTCCCATTTCTACGAAAGTACCAAAACAAAATCCTGGGATTATCAACATGTTTCCTATTTGTATAACAATATTGACAATATCAACAAAACCATGTCTATTTTTGCTCCCCCGATGGCTAAGATTATGTATCAATAAATAATAAAAATATAGTAAAAAGAAATGTACAGGAGTATGCCTATGAAAAAGCAAGTAATTCTTTGCCCTAACTGCGCATCACCAATCCACCTACTTAATCATGGAGTTGAGTGTCAGTATTGTGGAAAAGGAATAAGTGGCTATGATGAGGATCTCTCTACATTTTTAGAAGGAGCTTTAGAAGATGCCTACAAGAAAGACGATTTGTTCTCAATGTGGGAAGATTGTTGAAGAAGACAAGGATCATGAATGCTCCCGCAAAGATGATAAAAGATTAGAATATAATCGCAAAAAAAGAGAGTATTACCATAAAAATAAAGAAACATTAAAACCACTTATGACAAAACGGTGGAAAGATTTTAGAGCCCATATAATTAAAAGAGATGGTACTCATTGCCAAAGATGTTTTGTAAAATTTGGAATTATAAATTCCTCTCAATTACAAGTCCATCATATTAAAAGTAGAATCCATTATCCAGAATTAATGTTTGATGATCAAAATGTGATTACACTTTGTAAAACTTGTAACATACAATTAGGAATTAATGATGAATTAGATTTTGAATTTGAAATGAAAGAAAAAGAAGATTTTATGTTGTAAATAAAATTGGAGCTTCCATGCCATAAGTTGGAGCGATAAAATACGGGAAGACTTAAGGTAGCTCCTTCGAAGACAATATCTTTAGCAGAACTAGCACTTCTGGAAGTTATCCCGATATCAAGCATTAGTACTGAAGTGGTTTAACAGAACAGATTGCAACCCTGTCTTTCGTAGGTTCGAATCCTACCTAATGCTTAACAGCGGTGATTATAGGAGCTATTACAGTTAGCTTTACTATAATTAAAATGAGTCCATCAATTTGTTTGAAATTGAAACAGCAGATGAAATGAATATAGTCGGCTCATAAAGTGGAATTGGAAACCTTGTCCACAACTGTTTCTGTACTGGTGGTTTAATGGTAAAACGATGGTCTCCAACACCATTAATGAGGGTTCGAATCCTTCCCGGTATGTTTGATGGTGACCTTAGGGAAGCCACAACTTTGGCGATTAGTTTAATGGTTAAACGCTCGACTGTTAATCGAGAATCTACTGGTTCGAGTCCAGTATTGCCAGTAAGAACCATATAATTATGGTATTATATCAAAAAAGGAGTTGAGCAAAGTGGCGCGACCCTAGAAAACCGGCCTCCTTGAAGGCTGGCAAGTCAGAAACTAAAGCTCATCTCGACGAGAGAAATCAAATAGAGGTAGAAATGAAAGGTAAGGATGGAAAAGTTGATCAAGTTCCAGATCAGTTAGATGATATTGGTAAAACTTATTATACTTTCTTAGTTGAAGAACTTAAGGTATCAGGTATCCTTTCTAATCTAGATATTCCTACATTAACTCAAACTGCAGACTGTTTGAGTAAGATGCAACAAGCAGATGAATATATCAAACGTGAAGGTATAATTTACGAAACATTTGATAAAGTTGGAAATACAATTCCAAAAGAACATCCTGCTGTTGGTATCAAACATAAGTACTTATCTCAATTTAGAGCGTTAAGTACTCAATTAGGACTTTCTCCTTCTTCAAGAGCTTCTCTTTCTGAGATGAAAATAAAAGCAAAAGAAGATGATGAAGATCCAGTTCTACAAATCTTAAAAGGATTCAATCAATAGTTTTGAGTCTATCTAAAACTCAAGATGGAGGAATGCAAAATGAGTAATAACTTTAAAAAGCATCCTACATATACATATGCCTTAGAAGCTTCTGAAAGAAAGTTTGTGACTAATAAAGAAATTTATACAGTTTGCTCAACTTTCCTAGAAGATCTAGAGAAAAATGAAGACGATGATTATGAGTTTTGGTTTGATTATAAGTTCGCTGAGCTAATAACTGAAATGACAAAACTTATTAATATGGCTTCAGGAATAAGGGTTGGACAATCTGTTCATGACTCTTTAGCTCCTTTCCAATGGTTTTTTATTATAAATGCATTGTGTTGGAAACATAGAGATAACCATGAAAAACGAAGATATGAACAATCAGTTTTGTTGATTGCTAGAAAATCTGGAAAGACCTTCATTATTGCTCTATTATTTATTCTTCTATTATTATTAGAACCAAAATATTCTGAATTTTATTCAGTTGCTCCTGATAGAGAACTTTCTTCTATTATCAAAAAGGAAATGGAACAAATAATTTCCTCATCTCCAGCAATTTCTAAATATTTTAAAATAGTTAGAGGAGAAATTAGATGTCTATTAACAGATTCTAAATTTGTACCATTAGCTACTTCTGAAAATAGGATGGATGGTCGTAAAGCAAATGCATTTTGTGCTGATGAAGTTGGAGCATTAAGATCTCGTTATCCAATCGACGCGATGAAATCTTCACAGATGAATATGGTAAACAGAACAGGTATTTTAATCTCAACAGCTTACGAATCTCTAAATAATCCTATGACTGATGAAGTTGATAGAGCTACTAGAGTTATTAATGGAGTTATTGAAGATAAGACTTTGTTTGCTATGTTATATAGACCTGATGATAATCAAAAATGGTTAGATGATGATGAATTATTAAAAGCAAATCCACTTGCTGTAGATATTCCAGAAAACTTGGAATACCTTAAACAGCAAAGACAATTAGCTATTGATATGCCATCAGCTCAGAAAAACTTTAAAACCAAACATATGAATATATTTGTTGATGGTGATGATTCTGAGGTTTATATAAGCACAGAAGACCTTCAAAAAAATAGATTAAAATCTGAATTTAATTGGTATGGTAAAGAAGTTTATGTTGGAGTCGATTTATCAATGACTTCAGATAATACAGCTATAACAATTGTCCACTATGATAAATATGAAGATCTATTCTACTTAAAATCTTGGGCATTTCTACCTTCAGAATCAGTAGATTATAAATCTAAAATTGAAAAACTTGATTATAGAATGATGATCAATAATGGTTATGCTTTCGCTTGTGGAGATAGAATAATATCCTACAAATATGTAGAAAATTTTGTTTTAAAGCTAGAAGAAGAAATGGGTATAATGATTAAAGGTATTGGCTATGATAAATGGAATGCAATGTCTTCAGTTAATAGATGGTCAGATGAAGGTGGATACGAAGTAATTGAGGTAAAACAACATTCTTCAGTCCTACATCAACCTACTAAACTATTAAAAGAATACATTTTACAAGAAAAAGTTAGATATGAAACAAATAGACTATTAGAAATAAACTTTGCAAACGCTAGAGAAGTGTTTGATACAAACCTAAATTCTTACATTAATAAGAAAAAATCCACTGGTAAAATAGATATGGTTGCAGCTACAATAAATGCAGTCACCTTATGGAACATTGAAATGGAAGAAGGAAGATCTGTTCTAGACGACCGTGAATTATATATTTTGTAAGAAAAGGAGGTAAGAATTTTTGGGTATCGCAGATTTTTTTAAAAAAGGTAATAATAAACCAGTAACTGAAGGATCATATTCTTATGGTCAAGTTGGAATTGATTCGTTCTTTGGTTATTCTTCAGAAATTACAGAAGAAGAAGCTTTAGAGATTCCTGCTGTGGCAGCTGCTGTTGATATTATTTGTGGAGCAATTGCTCAACTACCTTTTATGTTAGTCAAAAAGAATGAAGACACCGGCGAAATCATGAGAAAAAATGATGATCATCGACTTTATCTTTTGAACAAACAACCAAACCCATCAATGGATGCCTATACTTATAAGAGAGCATTAACTAAAGATTTTTTATTTTACGGATCTTCTAACTCAGTTATAGAGAGAAATCTAAATAAGATCGAAGCCTTATATTTAATCTCATCTAAGCAGATCTCTGTTCAAGTATATGTTTATGATGGTTATAAAAAATATTCAAAAACAACATTAAATAATAATTTTGGATCCAAAGTTTTTGATGATTATCAATTGCTTACAGTTTTAAGAGATTCAAAAGATGGATTAATTGGAAATGGAATACTTAAACAAAACTACAAAATTTTAAAATTAGCTGTAGCTGAGACACAATATTCTTCTAATGTACTTCAAAATGGAGCATT